GGGCGACCCTAGCAAATCCCGCGACGTGGCTAGTCAATACCCTAACGGGCGGACCAACTGCAAGCGGTATAACAGTAAACGAGAATACGGCCCTCAACAGCTCGGCGGTCTTTGCGGCTGTCCGGCTATTGAGTGAGGCCGTCGCATCTTTGCCCTTGCATACCTACGAACGGCAAGAGGACGGCAAGAGGCGAGCGACAGAGCACCCAGTATCAAGCTTGTTATCAAGCCGGCCTAATGACTACATGAGCAGCTACGGGCTACGCGAGAGTGTGATGGGCCATTGTCTTATGTGGGGCAATGGGTATTGTGAAATCGTCCGCGATGGCTCAGGCAATCCGACGGCATTGCTACCAATTACGCCGGAACGCGTCAAGATAGAGATAAATGATATGGGCCAAGTGGTCTACGTCATAGATGAGCAGCTAAAACTATCGGCCGACGATGTCCTACACGTCGCTGGTCAAGGATACGACGGTATCCAGGGGCGGTCAATTATCACGCTGGCTAGAGAATCGATTGCGGTCGGCATGGCAGCCGAGCGATTTGGCGGGTCATTCTTCCAGAATGGGGCGCGACTTGGCGGGGTCCTAGAACATCCCGGCAAGATGAGCAAAGAAGCCAGCGACCGACTTCGAGAATCCTGGCGTGCTGCTCATGGTGGATCGGGTAAAGCCGGCTCGACTGCTCTACTTGAGGAAGGTCTAAAATGGAGCCAGCTATCAATTAGCCAGAACGATGCCCAATTCCTAGAAACGCGACGTTTTCAAGTTGAGGAGATTGCGAGATGGTTTGGTATCCCTCAGCACATGATCGGTTCTATGGAAGGCGCAACCTTTAGCAACATAGAGCATCAACAAATTGAATTTGTAACGCACACCCTTCGACCCTGGCTGGTCCGATGGGAGCAGGAGATCAAGCGTAAGCTCTTTATTGACGAGGTGTACTATGCAGAGTTTCAAGTGTCTGGCTTGCTCAGAGGCGACACACGGGCGCGATACGAGTCCTACAGGATAGCCAGAGAGTCGGGATGGATGAGTGTAAACGAGATACGCACACTAGAGAACATGAATCCCGTCGATGGCGGCGATCAATATATCCAACCTCTAAATATGGCGACAGTAGCAGACGAGCCAACAGAGGAAACTGAGCCAGCAGATAGAAGCTGGGCGATGCCACTATTAGAAGATGCCCTAATGAGATCTAGGCGGGTCCAGGAGAATAAAGAGAGAACAGCGCTCAAACGTAAGGGCGACCACTACGGCGAATGGCGGCAACTATGGCGAGAGCAAGAGCTACCGGCTATCATGATCGAGATACTAGCGCCATCTCTCCAGGCGATATGTCGCAGCTATGGCATGGACCAAGACGACACCGATAACACAATCACCAATACAGCGAAGCAATGGATAACGACGGATCTCGACGAGTCGGCATTCGCTCAGAAAACTATTAAGGGGATACAATGAAGAACGAACAACGAGCCATAAACTTCGAAGCTGCGGAATTTCGATTCGATGAGGAAAACAGCAACATCCTAGAGGGATACGCGAGCGTGTTCAACAGCAAGACAAACCTGGGGCGGTTCGACGAGATTATCGAGCCGGGAGCATTTACGCGGGCGCTATCTGAGGAGCAAGACGTACGCGCACTGATCGACCACGATAGCGGTCGTATCATCGGCAGGACCAAGAATGGTACGCTAGAGCTTAGAGAGGATAGCAAGGGTCTACATTCTAGAATCACGCTACCAGATACGCAGGACGGTAGAGATTTGGCGACCTTGATCGAGCTTGGTACGCTTGACGCGATGAGCTTCGGCTTCACAGTCAAAGGCGACCGATGGGAAAAGAACGAAGGCCGGAACACTAGGCACATATCCGACGTGGACCTATACGACGTGAGCATCGTCGCCTATCCGGCTTACGCAGATACGAGCGTAGCGATGCGATCGATGCCGCAAGAACAGGGCGACAATCGGCGGCTCCGGTTCGACCTACTTTTGAAGCGATTTAGAGCAAATTCTTGGCAATAAAAAGCCAAGCTATTCGTTATACATAAGAAGGGGAAGGTCCAGCGCGATCACGCCGACGCGGCTCGCGGGACAACCAACCTAACAACCTAGACAGATCTACGCCTATGCGACTTCTGCGCGGTTCCGTGCTATCAGTACAGACCCACAGAGGGTCGCATTTATTACATTAAAAGGAGCCAAAATGGCTGAACAAACAACAACAGAGCTCAAGCAGCTCAGAGCAAAGGGTGTCCGCGAAATGAGAGAGATTCTCGATATCGCCGATGCTGAAGGTCGCCCATTAAGCGGCGAAGAACGACAGAAATACGACCGCATCGATACAGATGTAGACGCGTTTACAGAAACAATCGACCGACGCGAAAAGCAAGCAAGATCAGAGAGTATGCTCTCATCTAATGCTGGCGAAGCGCGAGTGTCACGGCAAGCAGCAACACAGGCAGAAATGCTTGATTCAGACGAGTACCGTTCCGCATTCGATAAGTACGTCCGGTTCGGCGCTCAAGCGCTAGTGGGCGACGAAGCGCGTGCGCTACAAGTTGGGACCAATTCAGAGGGCGGATACTTAACAGAAACTACCCTGGACCGCAAACTTGTCGAAACGCTTGACGAGATGAACATCATGCGCCAGTTGTGTACTGTTATCAAGACAGCCAGCGACCGAAATATCAGTGTCGAAAGCGACGCGGCAACGGCTAGCTGGATGAACGAAGAAGCGGCATTTACTGAGGACGATAACGCTTTCACGCAAGTATCACTATCTGCATACAAGCTCGGTTCCATTATGAAAGTATCAGACGAGCTACTTTTAGATAGCGTTTTTGACCTCACTGGATATCTGGGCAGAAACTTCGCACGCCGCATCGCCAATGCTGAGGAAGCGGCATTCGTCGACGGCGACGGCTCAAGCAAACCAGAGGGCGTATGCACTGGGGCGACAGCATCGGTAACGGCAGCATCGGCTACCGTATTGACCAGCGATGAGCTGATAGATCTTTACCACAGTTGCGGCCGGCAGTATCGAAACAGAGCCAGCTGGATTATGAACGACAGCACCATTAAAGAGATACGCAAGCTACAAGACGGGAACAACCAATACATTTGGCAGCCCGGCATGGTAGCAGGCGAGCCGGATCATCTATTCGGGAAGCCAGTGTACGCAAGCGGCGATATGCCAGCGACAGCGACCGGCAACGTAGCCGTCGTCTTTGGCGACTTCAGCTATTACACGATCGCAGATCGTGGACCTCGCGTACTGATTCGTCTTAACGAGTTGTACGCAGCCAATGGTCAAGTCGCATTCCGTATCCACGAACGCGTGGACGGCGCGACAGTGCTAGCAGCAGCTTTGCACAAGATAACAATGGCGTAACAGTACGTAACACCAGCCGGGTCTTAACGGATCCGGCTGGGTTTTAAGGGGATTTTATGAGCTTAGTACAATCAGCAGCTCCAAGCGTCGAACCAGTAACCACTACCGATCAGAAAAATTGGATGAGGGTAGATGGTTCAGACGAGGATACGCTCATCGGATCACTTGCGGCGGCAGCTCGCGCATGGTTCGAGATGGCTACAAATCGGCAATGTATCACGGCAACCTGGACCTATAAGATTACAAACTTCCCAGAGGCCGAGATTGTGCTACCGATCAGCCCATTACAATCGATTACTTCAATTAAGTATTACGACAATAACGACGTACAACAAACCTGGTCATCGGGTGAGTACACGGTAGACACAGCAAGCACGCCGGGACGAGTAAGGCCAGCCAGCGGCTACGATTGGCCGAGCGATTTACGCGGCTACAATAACGATATAGAGGTCGTATTCGTAGCAGGATATGGCGACGCAGCCAGCGACGTACCGGACGGCATTAAGGCGGCGATTAAGTTGCTGGCTTCCAACTGGTTCGAGAATAGGGAAAGCAACGCACCGATCAACCTGCAACCAGTACCGATGGCGCTGGAATCCCTTACATGGCAATACAGAGATGGGACGCTGGCATGATAGCCGGACAACTACGGCACAGGGTCACAGTTCAAAGCGTAGGGTCTACGGTGGACGACTACGGCGATTTATCGAACAGCTGGTCCACAGATGCGAGCGTATGGGCGAGTATAGAGCCGGCTAGCGGCTCAGAGCAGGATATAGCTGGCGAGTTAAGCGGCGTAGTTACACACAAAATCAAAATTAGATACCGTTCGGGTGTCACGTCAAACAGCCGGCTAGTATTCGATAGCCGTACATTTGAGATTGAGAGTGTACGCAACTGGCAAGAACGGAATGTATACCTAGAGCTTTTGTGTAAAGAGGTGACAACGTGAGCGTTAAATTAGAAGTCGATAAAACCTCTTTTAGTAAAGTAAATAAGCGACTTAAAAAAGTAGGATATAAAGTTAGAACTAATGTAATGAGAAAGGGAATGCGGCGATTTACTGCTGTTATTCGCAACCGCGCGCGAGAGTTAGCACCAGTACGGACCGGCAACCTCAAGAAATCGATCACTAGCAAAACAAGCAGCCGAGCCAAAACGGGTATGATCATTGGCCGTGTATTCATTAGCCGCAAACGTGGCGTACATTACGGACATATACAAGAATACGGCTCATTTGTCAGAAAGCAACCGGCGCGGCGATTTATGACGCGAGCTTTTGAGGAGTTTAACGACGAGGACTTGTTCGGCCACTTTGTCAACGCTGCGCTTAACGAAGAATTGCAGAAGATGGGGCTGAAGAAATGAGTTTGGAGAAAGCAGTTAGGCAAGTATTGACAGACGACGCAACCGTCGCCAGTTTGGTCAGCTCGAGAGTATACCCACAGCGCCGGCCAACCGGTTCAGCATTGCCGGCGATTGTCTACCAGAATGTATACAGCCACCAGCGCGAGTGTATAGAATCACAGGCAGGGCTACGCCGTACCAGGTTCAGTGTCGATGTTATAGATGAAACATACGGCGATACTAAAACTTTGCGCGATGCAGTAGAGAGCGCGCTAGTCAATTATACCGGCACGCTGCAAAGCGAAACAATCCACAGTTTGCGGCTAGAGTCAGCCGTTGACATCGACGAAGAAAACACGCCAGCGGGACAATTTGGGGTATTTCGTACAATACTCGATTTTGTTATTTGGCATAATTAAGGGGAGCCAATAATGGCCATATCAACAAACGGGGCGACATTTACATACGACAGCGAGGTTATCGGAGAACTGGTATCAATCTCTGGTCCATCGATATCGGTCGCAACAATAGACACCACCACCCTCGACGATGTACACAGGACATTCGCGGGTGGAACGATCGACGGCGGGGAAATCAGCATTGAAGTATTGATTGACCCAATGGGCGCAGACGCGCAGAAATTTGAGGACGAATGGGACGCGACCGCAACAGCAGCGCCAACAGCTAAAACTTGCGTGATAACATTCCCAAGCGCAGCAACAGCGGCAACGTACACGTTCAGCGCACTTTTGACGAGCTACGACTTAGATCTACCGATGGATGATTCCATCAAAGCCAGTATCACGCTCAAGATTAGTGGCGCGGTCACAATCGCGTAATGCTAAGTAAAGACGCAATACTATCAAGCGACGATTTACCCAGGGAGCGTGTAGACGTTCCAGAGTGGGGCGGTGATGTATACGTACGCACCCTCACAGGTACAGAGCGTGATTCTTTTGAACAGTCGATGCAGGGCAAAAAAGACAAGATAAACCTCGATAATGTTCGAGCCCGGTTTGCTGTTTTGACAATTTGCGACGAAGCAGGGACTAGGATCTTCAATGCTGCCGATGCTGCCAAACTGGGCAGCAAATCAGCCGCCGCACTGGATCGAGTATTCGCAGTAGCTCAACGGCTCAACGGCTTCAGTAACGAAGATACCGAGGAACTAGCGGGAAACTAAAGAGCCGTCCTGAACGGCGATTCTACTTCCAGCTAGCTCTCGAACTTGGTATGACGGTTCGAGAACTTTTGAGCCGTATTGATTCGCGCGAATTGGCGGAGTGGATGGCGTACTACTCGTTAGACCCATTCGGGACGGCAAGGGCTGATCTAAGCGCCGGCATTATCGCGGCAACGGTAGCGAACGCGAACAAGGGCAAGAAGGGCAGGCCATTCCAGCCGGCCGATTTTATGCCGTACACAGAAAAAATACAACAGACAGAGAGCGACATGATACAGATACTTAATTCGATGGTGAAGAAGGGGAACTAATGGCAACAGTTGGAAATCTGTTTATCAACGTAAAAGCGAGGACTGCCTCATTTCGTAAGAAGATGTCCGGAGTTTCTAAAACGATAAAGAAGCTGGCTCTCGGCTTTGGCAAGATTGCAAAGAAGGTCGCACTATTCGGCGCGGCTCTCGGAGCTCTTGCGCTTGTTACTATTGTCGCATTGACTAAGAAGGGCCTCGCGGCCGTTGATTCAATAACGAAGCTGGCGAGATCTCTCGATACCACGACCGAGGCCATCTCTGCAATGCAACACGCGGCGGTGATAGGCGGCGTTGACATCGAGAAGCTGGACAAGGCCGTCGGCAAGATGTACAAGAACGTAGGCGAAGCGAAGATGCTCGGCACTGGCGACGCAATCGAAGTGTTTAGGTCGCTCGGGCTGGACATCGACGCAATCGCTGGCATGCAAGCCGACGAGATGTTTGGCACTATTGCGGACAGTATTAACAAGCTCGGCACAGCTGGCGAACGAGCGGCGGCGGCCAATAAGATATTCGGGAGAACTGGTGTAGATCTTCTAAACGTAATCAAGGACGGATCTCAGGGCATGGCGGATATGAGAAAAGAAGCCGAGATGCTAGGCCTCACATTCACCGACAAAATGGGTAACCAAGTAGAACAAGCCAACGACGCATGGGCAAGGATTGGCGCTATATGGCGAGGACTATCTAACCAGCTCGCTGTCCACTTTGCACCCATTCTCATCGAGATAGCCAACCGAATTCGGGACTTTGTAGTTGACGCCGGCGGCATGGGACAAGTGGCCGAGTATATTGTTACAGCTATAACCTACGCCGGCGCGATTGTTTTAGATGTTATTAAGGGTATGACGATTGGCTGGTACGCTTTCAAAGGGGCCACCCTTACAGTGTGGGGCGATATCGTAAAGGGCATCGCCTGGGCAGCTGAGAAGATCGAAACAATTTGGAACAAGCTAAGCGGGGTACACGAACAAGCGATCGGCTGGACGGATGCGATCATATCTTATGCGGCCGGCGCGGGTGCCAGTTTAGCCGACTTTATTGGGGACGAGAGCTACGCCGAAGAACTACGTTTTTGGGAAGAAGGCGCTGCGAGGGCAGCAGATACGAGCGCACGCAACGCCGCCGCGATATTTAACCAGACGATTAACAGGGATATCTCGAATTTCTTAAAAGAGTTGGGCGGCGACTTATCGAAGCAAGGCGCGGCAGATCTTGAGAAGATGTTTCTCAAGACGAGCGAAGCATGGGCGACCTCAAGCGTGCCGGAGTTTATTGTCAACTTAAAAGAAAAGTTTGCCGGTGAGGGGTTTGATTGGGCAAGCGGCGGCACATTAGAGCTTCAAACACCAGA